CGAATGGTAGGCTTGACAATTGCTCCATCAGCACCCTTTGCCACCACACGCACAAAAGGACGAAGATATTCTGGCACGTAATCAACCAGCAACTCTTCGTCCGATAACACATCGTCAATAGGCGCACCAACAGCTTGCGCTGCGGCAGCGGTTCTTTCATAATTGAATAAGTCTAGTTCTTCTGGGGGAAGGGGTAGGGCGTTAGGATCACGCGGTTTGGGGGTAAAATCTTCTGTTACAGAAAGAGGACTGGATTGCTGGACGGTTTCAATTTCATTTAAAACATCCTGCAATCTACGTCGTTTCTTAGGCTGAACGGATTCGTCATCTGTTTCTGCATCAAGTGTATCTGCCATCACCTGATTTAGTCTATCTTGTAAGTTCATTAGAAATCTCCTGCAGAAATCCAATCGCCCTGAGTGCTATACATCGTTATATATTTTTTACCATCCGCAGCTGTTACCATAGCAATGTCTCCAGCTTGTAGCTTACCACCTGCTCGCAGTGCAGCAATTTCTTCCAGCGTCTTGTCGCCAAAGTTAACATTTCCGGGGGTCTTCTGTGTTGAAGATACTGGACTTCTTTTACTTTCACTTTCAGCAAAAGTTCCCTCAGTAGACCACTGAGCCAAAACATTATTTAACTGTACATAGTTTTGAGCAGATGATGTTGCTCCCATATTGCCTTTACCGCTGTATAGTTCTGCGTACTGATCTACGGTATTAGCAAAAGCAGTGTAGTATGACGGACGTTTGTTTGCAAAATCCCACTGCCATTCTCCGGCAGAGTTCAGCGCACCGGATATATTAGCAGCCTGTACATTTGTTTTAAGCAGACCAGCAAATCTACTTTCTGGAGAACCCTTTGACCAGTCAACACTTGCCGTAGCATCTTGTGCGACAATCATATTTTGAACATTGGCTGCGCGGTCACGTGTAGATTTTGCTTGCGCCTGTAGCCTTGCTTTATTCGGATCACCTTCCGATAGACCTGCGGATTCTTGTTCCAGTTGAGATGCTTGCATAAGATACGTAGCTTGCAGTTGCTCTAGATCAGCAGGGCTGTTTGCTTTGTTAATCTTTGCTTCCAACAAATCAAGAGCAAGCTGTTCGTTTTGTCCGCCAAATTTCTGATAATTGACAATTTCTTCAGCAAGTTTAGTCTGCTCAAGAATTGTTTTTTCTCTTCTCTCTTCGGCTTCTCCAGTCTGCGCTTTTTTAAGTGCTGTCGTAGCATATGTTCCTTCTAAGTCAGCACTTAGCTGGGCAGGTAATTGTTTATTGATAATTTCTTGGTGCTTTGTTTGCGCTTTAATTTGTTGTCCTCTAACACCTTTTAGTTCTATCTCTGCTGTAATACCCTCTGTAGTTTTTCGTGTCTGTTCTAGTTCTGCGGCAGCCTGTTGCGCGGCAATTATATCAGTAGGAGTCAGACCACCAAGACGTTTCATACGAATACCTGTATCTCCCGCAGCAGGGCCAGTGTAATCAGTCGGCAATGTTGTGCCAGCAGCTTCTCTAAGACGTTGGGCTACATCCTCAGTGCTAATACCAGTGATAGGCGTCTTAGTACCTGCCGCAATACCAGATGCAAGTGTCTGAACATCTAGAGCAGCAGGAGTGGTTTGTGCTGCGTACCTCTCCGCCTGTTCTGCGATAGAAAGAATGTCATCGCTGACACCCGCTTCAGGCAGGATAAACACATTTTGTGCAAAAGCCTTTGCATCGAAAGCTGCATTTGGATCGCGCAACTTAGCAGCAGTTTCACCTGCTGTAATAGTCTTTTCAAAGTTATCGTATTCTTCTATGCCACCCGACAATAGAGTTTGAATTTGCGCGTCACTCAAATCATAATTATTTCGGAGTTTTCTAGCACGTCTGTTGTAGTCCGTAACTGCAGTCATACGCTGCTTACGTACAGTAGCCGCTTCCTTAGCCAAATTAGCTGCAGTATTACGAATAGACTCCCGATACTCTTTGTCGAGTTCGTTCAAATTTTCTGTTGCTTTTTTTGCCGCACCAGCAATAGCAGACTGCAATCTAAACGCCATTATTTTTCTCCTCTACGAGACATTAATCCAGACGAACTTTCTTCTACAATACTGGTTTTTTCTGATTCTACGACATTACTAATATCAATATTATCTATTTTCTGCATAGCTTTTTTAACTAGCATAGAATCCGGCGTATCTTCAATCCCCTCATCATCACCTACAACGTAGTCTACTTCGGCATTTTTTGCTATGCCTTCCAGCAATTCTACAAGAATTGGATTGACAAGAACTGCAACATCAATAGTGTGAAGACCTTGCATCACGCCACCCAAAGTTAGAGTATCCGCAATAGAAGTTAGTGGAATTTTTGTTTCGATGATATCAATCAACCTGCCCATGTAACTTGTGTCTGTTAAACGAGGTATGTAATAATCCAATGCCTCTTCAATGGTTACAAATTCAGGAGAAGTTTGCCAAGGACGCGCACCCAATTCGTGAGTCAAAGACATACCGGGAATAGGAGCATCAAAGTCTGAAGTTTCTCTAAATGCCATTAGCCTTCTCCGTTCATTGATTCTCTGACTGCTAACATGATGTCGAGAACACGCGCTGTTTCGGTCTTTCTACTATCACCCATTTCTTTTGTGGCCATTTTTTTAGAGGCAAGTAATCCTCCCCTACTTGGCTGAATAGTAGGCGAAACACTTCCTTCCTCCGCAGCTTTGCGCAGTTGAATAGTGGCCATACGTGCTGGCTCTCTATATATACTCATTGTACCTCACCCTGTTAAATAAATTTTCCTAAAATTGAACCGCCAACTTGACTAGTAAGAATATCAGAAAAGAAACCTCCGATAGCACCACTTTCTTCTGCGTCAACTTTTAATTGCTGTATAGACTTGTTTGTTTCAGCGGACAGTTTAGCCAAAGCCATCTGAGTAAGTCTATCTTTATCATTTTCAGCAGAGGTCCATGCCCATTCCATTGTGTCTGCAAAGTAATTCCATAGGTTATTGTAGGAAGTATTACTGATATCCAGTATCGCAGCAGCATTAATTTCATTTGCCCGATTAACTGCAGCAGTATCTGCAGTAGAAATCTGACGACGCCACTGTGCATTGCTCTGTGCAATTACTAACTGATTCTGTGCATTGAACTGGTCACGCTGATTGTTTATTTCAGCATTGAAGCGTTCTACTGTGTTTACCTGCCCTGCATTAAACTGTGCTTGTGAGTTCATTTGTGACGCATTAAACTGTGATACCTGTGTAGCAAGATTAGCAAAGAACTGACTTACTTGATTTTCACTTGACGCATTAAACTGACGTGCGGCATTTTCTGCAGACTGATCGGTAAACAAACTTTGAATACGGGACTGCGCCTTAAACATTTCAGTCTGCTGCTGGTTTGACAGGTTAGCCATATCCATCTGCAAGAAAGACTGTGCATTCATAACTGATGCTTGCTGACGGTTGTTCAAGTTAGCCATGTCAAGCTGAGACAGTGCTGCAGCTTCTGCCATCACAAGTGCTTGCTGATTACTTAGATTAGCAAGGTTCATGCTGTTTACAGCACGTGAGTTCTCAAGAGCAACCTGCTGTTCAGCATTAAAGTTCATGTTGGCAACGTCGCTAATTTTACTGGCGTTCATTACCCGTGCTTGGAAGGCTTGATCAAATTCCTGACCAATAAACTGCGCACGTTGTTGTGCAGCAAGCATAGCACGTTGTTGTCTGTTAGATAGGTTTTGAGATTCAAACTGTGCAAAGGTGGATGCGTCAGCTTGTGCGATAGGCACCGCACTTTCCATAGCTGCTTGAATTGCAGCTTGCCCCGCTAAACTAGATGCACCAAGACCACGCTCTGCTAATCCGGCCAGTGCCTGTCGCATGGCACCCGCTGCCCAAGCTGGTGTATTACCACCCTCAAATCCCTGCATAAGAGTTTCAAGTTGACCTTGGACAGTAGCCTGCTTCGTTGGCGTAGCCTGCGCTGCCTGAATCTCTTCAGAGAACTTAGCTGCCTTCTGTGCATTGAAGGTAGGCTCAATAAGTTCACCCTCCTGAATCTCACGCTGTACAGGATTGTCCATAAGATACGCAGTACCCTGTGCAGCTTGAAGATTGCCTACACTGGACTTTGTTTGTTCTGCCGCAATAACCTGCGCACGTGGGTCTACAGTACCCTGTGCGGCCTGTGTGGCCTGTAGTGCTGCATCTACAGCAGAGGAACTCTGTGCTGCTTCCATCTTAGCTGCAGACTTTTCTTGTGGTGCTGTTGCAGCTACGGTGCCAGCAAGTGCAGTGGATACAGCGGTGGGCGGAGTAGTTATTTGACCAGTAGAAGGGTCAACATACTGACCTGCTTCAGATGGCGTAGTAGCAGCAACAGTCACACCGCCTTCAGGAACTGCTGGGGCAGTAGCCCTTTTCACCATTTCATCTCCTACAGTGCCGCCTTCTTGCATTTTTACCACACCGCCACGCGCCATCTGTATAGCTTGGTTGGTATACTGCTGCATCTGCTGTTGTTTCACAGGGTCTTGTGACAAAAAGTTTTGAAATCCTTGCATGTTACCTTGATACCCCATAGAACGTGCAATCTTTTCCATGCCACTAGGTTTAAATGCTTTAAACATTGTCATTACTTAATTCCCATAAATACTGATACTACCATTGCTACTACGAGAATAGTACTACCCATAATCATTGCTTCTAATCGCCACATACGCTTGTCCAGAGAATCAAGTTTTTCTTGTACTGCCGTATAGCGGATGGCGCACTCTTTCTCGTGTGCCTCAAGTTCCATCTGGGTTTTCATAACGGGTTCCATTGTTTGCTCCAGTTGTATCTTAGCTGACATTTAAACTACGACCTATTTCGTACAAATTTGTTCCGTCCGAAAGGAATGTGAAAATATCTTTAGCACTTGCTGTTGTGGTCAAAGTGGGAGTGTTACCGTTTGCCCACTTGAAGACTGTATTCCAATTTATCGTACGTGAACCAGTGCCGTCTTGCTTTACCATTAAAACGTACACGCCACCATCGACTAGATTAGTAGGTGCGCCAAAGGCACGACTGTTGCCAACGCCAGAGGTAAGTTCAACGCTAGTTACCTGATTGCTAGATGTGTCCCACGCAATTGTAGATGCGTCAGTCAGTGTGGTGGCGTTGAAGTTTTGTGTTTTAGTAAACTCTTGTGCCTTGCTGTCGATGATCACGTTACCTGTTTCATCGGGCAGGGTGATCGTACGATCTGCTGTCGGGTCTGTTACGGCGAGTGACGTTTCAAAGTCGTCGGCTGTAGCGCCTTCAAATGTGATGCTCGAACCAAATGTTGCACCCGCAGCTACCTGAGTATCAACATACGCCTTAATAGACTGCTGGGTTGCCAGTGCCGTTGCACTGTCAGAGGTCATATCATCTTCGTCGAGAATGTCCGTGACAGTCGTAGTCGGCATCGCAATGCTATCAACGTACGCAACGCCATCAATGTAGAGGTCTTTCCACTCTGCTCCGGATGCACCTAAGTCGTGTGTATCGTCTGCAGAGGGAATAAGATTAGATGCAACGTCAGCAGTGACAGTCAGTGTGTCAGTAGCAGCGTCACCAATAGTAACATTGCCTTTTACACTAAGAGTGCTGTCAAGCGTTGTAGCACCTGTCACATCCAGTGTACCGGCAAAGTCTGCGTTAGCACCAGCAAATGTTACGGCAGTTGTTGGGGTGCTGCCACTTTGAATAACAAGTTCGCCACTTGCGTTATTAAGATTAGCGTAAGTTGTACCTGCATCTTTTAGTGTTACATCTCCACCATCTGCATCTAGGATTATATCACCTGCTACATCCAATGTCAAGTCACCAGATGACAAATCAATCTCTGTGCCATCAATCCTGATGTTGTCAATGTTCACGCCTTGATCCATCGTGACACCATCAGAGGATAGAGTAATTTGTGCAGTCTCAGAACCAGCTACTATGTTGCTAATTACAAAGTCACTGTCTTCTGTAGTATTAGATACATCGCGTACTTGCGTCGTAATTTTACCTACATTACGAACTGCACCCGTGTCGCTGTCTGCCTTAAACAGTATCTCACCCACAAAATCATCATCAGCGGGTGATACAGAATCTCGTTGAAGAGTTAGTGTGGGTGCAGCCGTAGCACCAGCCTCAGTGCTTTTTAAGTTTAGTATGGGCGATGTTGCTGTAACCGAAGACATCACAAGCCCTGTATCTTGTACGTGGGTCAGTACGATGTCGTCATTGGCACCAAAACTAAAAATAGATTCATCTGATCTGAGTCGCAAATCATTTGATACAACAACATCGTTTGGAGCAGTTAGTGTTATGTCATTGGTTGCTGTTACCGTCAAGTCGTTACTTGCACTAATGGCTAGGTCTGTACCGTCACCCTCAATTTTTTCGCCGTCATCACCAAATGTAATACCTACGTTGGCAGGAATGTTTACATCGCTGGTAGCAGTAAGATTAATGTCACCACCAGAATTAACAGTAAGGTCTGTGCCATCGCTTTCAATCTTTTCTGCATCATCTGACGCAAAAGAAAGACCGACACCAGACGGTATGTTCACGTCTGCAGTGGCGGTCAAGTTAATATCAGTGCCAGCGGAAAGGGTCAGGTTGTCTGCATCACCTGCAATATGCTCACCACCCGCGTCATTAAAATATAGTTTTTCTGTACTGTTAATCAACACGTCATCAGAAAACTTAAAGTGATCTTCGTCTTCCATCCATGTGAATACACCATCATTTGTATTGGCGTTGAATGTAAGCACAATGTCTGTGTCACCTGCCTCACCAAACGTAACCGCGTCAGAGGCTAGTGTAATGGCTGTAGATGCCTGTATATCAACTGTGGGTGCTACAATCTCTACTTCTGTATCAGCATCAATATCCAGCTGACCATCAGCAGATGAACTTATGCTAAGATCAGCGTCACGAAACTCTACTTTATTATTTGTATTGGCAACTCGAATGTTAGCACCACCAAACAATAGTGTATCCGTACTGGCTTCGTCATATTTTAATGTGGCATCTTGTGACGCGCCAAACTGCACTGCCCTGTCATCAGCCAGAAATAAATCTTTAAAGCCAACACTTGAACTACCAAGGGTTAGCTGATCATTTGTAGCAGGTAGGACTTGAGTTGCGTTTACACTAAGCTGACCAGCCGGACCAATAGTTTCAATCCTATCTCCCTCGCCTGTGGAACCATCGTGCTTGTGTCCCGTGGTAGCATCGAATGCTGCATTAACGGCGTTGTACTCATCGTTCAAGTCGTCTGCATTTATAATAGCACCAGTTACTATATTTCCAGATGCTTGTCTAGTATATCCGGCCATTACATTTACCTTCTTCCATTAACTGTGTATTCTATTGTAGCAGCGTCCAATGTAAACGCTGGGTTAGTATTGTCTGTTTCTATTCGCATACCTGCTGTAAACCCTGATCCGATTAACTGTGTTTCAAACAAAGAGTCAATAGCACTGTCACTATAAGTTGCAGCATCTTCACCATTCATACGATGAAAAACAATCTTTGTATCATCAACAACTTTAGTTGTTAAAGCAGGAGAAAAAGCAAGAGTAGAAGTGGCACTTCCTGCTGATCCTGATATGGTAGGAACACCTGTCAAAGTAAACGTGTCACCAAAGTTTCTATTTGTAAATGTTAAAGAAACATCATTACTTAAACTTACTGCCGTATCCAGTACAAGATTGTTCTGATCTGTAACCGTAGCTACCAGCACTGTGCCAGATATACCTGTACCTGTTACCTGCATTCCCACTAAAATAGTACCGGCATTACCATCTACAGCTACACCTGTACTTGATGAAACAGCACCATTGACTGAAGCTGTCGCAGTCTCTGTTAGAACAAATTTAAAGGTGTCTCCTGTTGTCAAACCCGTATTGGTATCACCCGAAAAAGCATCTATGTTAATACTTGTAGCACCAACAGCGTAACCACTTCCGTTATTCACCACTGCCGTATGGGCAAAAGCCGCTGTTCCATATAGGAACACATTAGAAGTAGTATTGCCCAGTGAAATAGCATTAGGCTGTATTAGTCCGGTATTGGACCTTTCAAAATCTAGTTTTAAACTCAGATCAAAATCTATGCTTCCACTAGGTTCTGTATACAAAAATGCTTTATAAAAAGTTTTTCTAATTCTTGGATCATCAAACGGAAAAAACGGGGTAGCAAACGTGGCTCGTATATTAGAACCAGAAAATGAATTGCCCTTTTCTAACTCATATACAAATCCATCATCGTTAGCAAAATACGAATGCTCATTTTCTCCGTCATAAGAACTGGTGGCAACAAAGGCGTTAATTCCACGAAGTTCTGACCAAGCCATTCCTTCGCCGCCCTGACCCGCAAACTGTGTTCCCAACAAACCTAAAGCAGAGGCATCAGAAAATCCAGCGTTAAATCCAAACAGTCTATATTGGCTCTTCTCTCTTACAACAAGAGATGCGTAAGAAGTTGAACTGTTAATAAAGTTTGTAGTCTCTGACTGAATTGATTTAGAGACAACCCCCAAACCAAAGTCACCAATTCTATCCGTACCGCCTAAAAGTCTTAGTCCATCAGGACCAAGGAACATAACGTCACCGCCAACCTCTTGTGCTGTATCGAATGCAATAGCACCTAAGTCATCGGATATTGACGACAATACAAAATTTGATTGACTACTACCCGAAAGTCTTTGTATACTTTTTTCTGTAAAGATAATTAACTGATCACGAAATACAATTAAATCAGTTACTGTGTCGCCTACGTTAATAACACCACCGCCATTCGCGGCAGAAAAATCCTCATCCTTGTACGGGGCAGAGTAAAATACGTTATTGTCATTAACTAAAATTATATGATTTCTAAATATGACAACATTAGAGCAGCCAGAAAAATCAGAAGATAGTGAGGTTAGTTGTTTAAAGTTAGTGCCGTCAAATGTAAAAGGTTTACCTGAACCATCAGTTACCATGAATTTATTGGTGCCAGTAAAATTGTAAGTGGCAAATTTTACTTTGCCAGAGCCGCCAAGTGTAGGACTTGTTTCTGTAAAAGTAAGATCAACATTATCTGATAGACTTTGTGCAGAAGACAATACTAGATTATTTTGATCTGACAAAGAAGATACAGTTACAGTGCCTGATACGCCGGTGCCTGTAACTGTCATACCCGCTACAATTGTTCCGCCATTATTATCTACAACAAGGGAAGTTGTACTAGAAGTAGCGCCGTTAACCTTGGCTGTTGCCGTAGAGGTGGGAAAAGCTGTACTTCCAGTTATTGCAGTGTATCCGCCACCCGTAGATTTAAATAGACCACTTCCTCTACTAGCAAATACCTGCGAATCAAACCTTAATATGCCCCGCACAAAACCTGTGTTACTTAATACATTACCGTCAAATTTACGATAGCCAAGTATACGCCTGTAACCGCCCTCAACAGAAGGTTCAAAGTTCTGGAGAATAGTTGCGCTGCCGGGTTGATTAAGTCCCTGCTGCAAAGGACTAAGGTTTGTTACCAGTCCACCCCTAAACTCTACTGGATATGTTTGCCAAGCGTCGGCCATATGTAGTACTTTCTCATATAGTTATATACAAAAATTTTTATTTGTCAAGAAATTAATCGAATGCTGCACCCGGAGTGGATGTAGCTGCACCAAGTCTTCCACTAGAAATGCTGCTTGGTATAAAGGTTGACCTAACATAATCATAGCGATTAATAAGAAGGCTACGCATATTCTTGATGCCTTCTTCAAATTTTTCCTTTGCAATCAATGCGTCCTGCGAATTACCACGGAATAAGTAAGCATAATGCATTGCGCCATCCGTAATTACATGCATGAACCTTTCTGGAATTGCAGGAACATCGTCGTGATTTTCCATGTCTACAGGTATGCGATAATATTCGTATACAACTGTGTATGCTTTATCAGGTGGCGGCACTAGTCCATATTCCTGTGCGGGTGTGCGAAACACAAAAGTTGGGAAACTAGATGAGCCATTGTCTGCGTCATATTCATATTGAATATATTTTTCCAAATACTCTTCATACGAAAGTATCTTTAGCTTACGAGTGTCATTGCCTAGTGTGCTATCCTCTTTAATACGAAAAGTGTTAGCGTCAATAACTTTAGCATCATCAGGATTGCCATATCGAACTGTGTGTGCTGTAACAACATCTTCCTGTGTTACGTGGTTGAACGGCCAGTTATACTCTGTTTGATTAATGTGACGAATAGAAGCATTGACAGCATCCTTTGCCTGCCCATAGAAACCCGTTGCTGTCGAAAAATTAGATGAAGTCAACTCAACCTCATTGAGCCGTCTGTTAATTTGATTTACTAGCCCAAGATAATTATATGCCATTATTTATCCCTCACTCTTAGCTTTACTGATCTTTCTGCCTGACTGCCTGTAGAGTCAGTTATTCTACAAAAAAAAGTGTATTCAAGATTATTTGTACCTAAACCTAGATTGATTGTTGCCGTTTGATTGTCCGTACTAGTTGTCTGAGAAACATTCTGAATACCGTTTACTGTTACCCCAGCATCAATACTCGTTTTAACACCACTAGAATTATTAACAAACCAAGCCACACTACTTATGGTAGCACTGCCTAGAAAGCGTGACCAGTCTATGCTGTAGTCAAGCTGTTCATCCGGGTCTTTGTTAGGCCATCTAAATGACATCGTATGCTCCTATGCTGCCTCTGCAGTTCTTTCTGCGCTGGTCGATCTGCGCGGTATATATACTTTTCTATTCTCTGCTGCTACCATAACTGTGCGGTCACTACTTGTAGTCTGTCTTGGTACAGGTGCAATTCGCGGTACTGCTGCTACCTCTACCTCACGATCTTGTGACGTTGTTCTACGAGGTATGTATACTACCCGTTTCCGCGAGAATAAATCTTTCGTAGTAGAAAAATCAAAGGTTATACCGGCAGCACTTATACTACCTTTCGCAATCGTAGATTGTACACCGTTAATTGCAATAGCAGAATCATTAGAGCCGGTGACTGTTCCATCAGACGTTGTACTATTGACGCCTGTAATACTAATATTAGCTACTGCAGAAAGAGTCAGTGTGCCTGCAGACGTTGTAGAATTTACACTTGATAAACTAATACTAGATGTGTTTGACGCTGTAGTTGTACCGTCAGAGGCTGTAGAATTTACACCGGACAGACTAATACTAGATGCATTTGACGTAGTAACTGTGCCGTCAGAAGCTGTACTATTTACACCTGTTAGTGCTATTGAATCTGCTACACTTGGCGTAACTGATCCATCAGAAGCAGTAGTATTTACACCTGTTAGTGTTATTGCATCTGCTACACTAGGAGTAAGTGACCCATCTGCTGCAGTAGAGTTAACGCCTGTGAGAGTAACGCTATCAGCAACACTAACCGTTACTGCACTGTCAGCGGCAGTGGTGTTAACACCTGTAAGAGTAACGCTATCAGCAACACTAACCGTTACTGCACCATCAGCGGCGGTTGAACCCACACCAACAAGCGTTACCGCACTAACTGTATCATCTGGCAGTGACGAAAACGGAGATGTTGAAAATGGGCTAAAACCAAACATTTATTTAATCCAGTGGCGCAGGCCAATCATTAATAGGGGCATTACCTGTTTGATTTCCGTCTGAATCAAAGGGCGTCGTAAACAAGGCTACAAACGCTGCGTGATCGGCAACACCATCAATCGCGGCTTCTATTGTTCCGCTTTTGGTGCGGACTGCTGCGCGGTAGGTAGATACGTCAGAGGGAATAGCTGTGTTTGTTTCTGACTTGCGTACGACGTACCAGTCGGTGTCTTGCAGTAAACCGGCTGCTGTAGTCTTTGTGGTGTTTTTCCACGTGGACTTTAAGCCAAGTGTGACAAGTTGGTTGCCGTCAATGTCGAGGATAGGATCACCGTTTTCATCGACTTCGTTCACGTCATCGAGTGCTTTGGGAGTGTTCGCATCCCAGTAGAACCGGTTGTCGTATGGTGCCGGGTCATCTTCCCACACCAGACCAACAGCGGTCTTTTCTGCATCCGTAGTCAGAGATAGCCAGTTGCCCGGATATTGGTTACCGTCGTTGTCGGACCAGCCCCTGCCTGCTCGAATAATTTTACTATTGTATTTCCATGCCATTAGTATGTCTCCTGTTATCTTGCGTTGGCATATTTGAAGGGCTGTTCAGCGAAGGCGAGGTAAACATAGGTTGCACCGCTTACATTAAATTGGTTTGGTGCATCTCGTAACTTGATGCCGTTGCTCACAAAATCTAATTCTACTCCGCTGTTGTTTGCAATTTCTGCATCGCTTGCATTTGCATACAGCATACTGTCATTCACATTTGTTGGCTCTCTTGCTGCGTCAAACATAGACCAGTTGCTTGTAGAATCTGTTCTCTTAAACATAACAAAAGCGGGGCGGAATCCGGTGTATAAAAACGGCCCATCGCTCGAACCGTTTCCGACATGACTGCCAGCCTTCACCATACCGTCGATGTCGGCGAAGCAGTAGGCGACATAGGTGTCGGTGTTTTCATTTGTGCCGCTGCCTGTGCCTATTGAAAATACCGTCGATGTTGGTGCTGTGTCATTCCACGTCGTATTATCATCAACCGTTGCAG